CAATCGGGATGGCAGGGCCAACAACAGTTCTCTCGCGCTTTCGTCAAGCACGGGGCCTATTATCTCCTCTAACGGCAAGGCGACCCCATCGGGGGTCAGCTCGTCTATCTTGACCTTTACGCTCGTTATTATACCGTCCCTGTCCATCTCTTTTTATATTAAGTCGGGAAATACGATATTGTTGTTCGCCGCCATCTTCAGTACCTTCTCCTTGTTGGAAACACTGTTGGCGGATATTCCTTTTATGTTGTCCAATAGGTATTCCCTCGCCTGTATGACCTTTGTTATCCCCGGAACCGTTTTTACCTCTTTGGCGGCCTTGACTTCCTTTTTCGGTTCAGTCGCGGTTTCCTCCGGTATTTCTACCTTTTGTGTTTCCTTGACTTTTTCCTCTTCCTTTTCGGGGACAACCTCTTTTCCCCCTTCTTCTCCCCGTACTTTGGAGATATAAAACTCCTTGTCAAACTCTTTGTGGTTTTCAAGGGCCTCCATTATGGCGGGGTCTGATGTGGTGAACGTGCCTTTAAGGTAACTTCTAAGGCTCTTGAACTCTATCCAAGTTTTTTTGTCGTCAACTTCAAGGCATAAGCACAAAAAGGTACAGTTCCGCAATGTGTATGTCTTCGTCAGTTCTTCCATCTCTCTTCCAGTATTTTCGTTTTAAGAAAAAAAGGGAGGAGTTGAATCCCTCCCTCGTTGTTATGGTATAAATTAGGATGCCGGCCTGATTATGGCGTGGGTATCAGGATATCTCAGCACAAGACAAGAAGCCTCGTCTATCATGGTGGCGTTCACGTTGCTCTGGCCCGAACCCTTGAGGTCAAGCTTGTTGGCCTGCATGGGCTTGAAGACGTGTTTTTCGACATTGTTGATGTCGAGAACTATTCCCCTCTTGCTCCATCCCATTTGGTTGAGCAGTTTGTGGTGGAATATCAGCAACGAACCGAAGTTGGTCTCTATTTCCTTGAAGGTAAGTCCCCATTTTACGAACGTACTCTTGGCGTCGATCTGCTTCTGCACGGTAGAGACAAGTGAGAGGTCTTTCAACAGGTCATCTCCGGCGAACAGTATCCTCGTCTCGGAACCGGAGTTGCCGGTGAATATGCTCTTGCTCCATGTCACGAAAGTAGCGTCATCTATGCTGCCGGAGGTATAGGTGAGGTCTTTGGTTATGTACCTCGCCACTCCACCCGTGAAGTGCCTGTACTTGCCCAATGTGGCGTCAGCGAAATATCCCCTCGCTCCGAGTATAAAGGAAGCCTCCATGGAAGCCCTCATGTCGTAAATGTTCTGGGCCTCGTAATCGGAGAACGACCAGTCAACTTCTTTCTCGTGTATCCTCTGGTACAATGACTCCTCGCACTGCGCCATGAATATCTGGCAATAGTTGTAAGCCTTATCGGGTATCATCCCGAACGGTGAAGTTTGGGCGTCTTTCTCTCCTTTGGCGGTTCCCATCCTCACGATAAGAGTTTCGTCCGCTATCGAAGCGGGGTAACAGCCGGTCGCCCTGTTGGCGTTGTTCCCGGCTCCGGTGATACCGTTGACAACCTGAACGTCGATCTTGTTGGAGGCCACTGTTTTGCCGACCACAACGCCCATGAGAGGCCCTATCTTTCCGTCAACAGACGTTACGGAAACGGTCGGGAAAAGGACGGTATCGTCAATCGCCCACATCTGTACGTCCTCAACGGTCAGTTCAGCCGTATGATCGTAGTTGGTACTGTCAACCCTCGAATAGGCGGCGTCCAACTTGTCGGTCATAGGTCTCGTATCTACCGCGTAATATTCCGTTTTCCATGATTTTATTGGAACGGACTTTACCTGCCTCATGATAGTATCAAGAGGAGTGGCCGCCGGTTTCATCTCGACCACCTTCTGTGAGATGTAGTCAAGGTTCAGCTCGGAGTTCTTCTGGGTAAGCACGTCACCTGTGATGGCTTCCCCAGTGACAACGGCTCCGACAGTAGCGACATAAGCTCCGGCGGCGACCGCGAAGGTCACGTTAAGGAGCAACATAACAAGGGCGAACAAGGCAATGCCTCCCACCCTTGACGCGACATAAAAAATGTTATTTTTCATTTTCATTTCAATTTTTGGTTTGTTTTGTTTTATAGGATTTTGTTTCTGTTGGCGTTGTCAACAATGTCATCTATGAAATGCCTGTTGCCGCCTTGTCTGACCTCCGCTCCTCCCGTGAGGTGGGGAAGTCCATCACCTTTGGGAGCTTTCTCCCGCTTGGCGGTGATATTCTCGTTTCTTCCGGCCATAAGTCCTTCCTTTCTGGCCGCTTCAACGTCTTTCTCGTAGTCCATGATACGCTTGAACTTTATCAGCGTCTCTTTGGTTATCTTGCCGGAGTTGATCTCCGCCAACATATCATCAAAAGGAGCGAGGAACGTGCTCGCTTGTTCGTCCGTCATGTTGTTCTCGGCGGCGAACTCCTTGATAGCGGCGGCCGATAGTTCAAGGTTGGCGTTGAAATCGTCCTCCCTCTTCTTTCTTTCCTCCAAAGCGGCTATCCTCTCGGACTTGTTCTTGCTCCATCCCTCGTAATCAGGGTCGCCCTCTATCGGAGTGAGTTCAGAAGGGTCTATATGTCTCGCCATTGCCTCCCTGAACGTGGCCCCGTCTCTCATATCCTTTACCACCAGCCCCAGTTCTGGGTTGGCGTCGAATATTTCCGAAAGAATCTTGTTGGCCTCGGATGATTTGACCTTAAACTCTATCAAGGTGTTCAGCAGTTCCTCCACAGCTTCGTCGTAATCTTCGCCTTTCTCGAACTTCCTATCAGGATATTCCTTCTCTATGATAGCGGCGAACCTGTGTTTAGGCACTTCCTCCTCCATGACTTCTCCTTCCGGTTCGGTCGCGGGGAGTTCTTGTCCCCCAACAGCTGTTCCTTCCAATGGAAGTTCGTCTGTTGCGGTCGCTTTTTCTTTGTTATCGTCTTTATTTCTGTCCATTACACGTAATGTTTGTTCGTAAATAATAGTTGAGGATAAATTTATTCCTATTGTTGATAATTCATTGGTTAAATAGCCATATATAACGATTAAATAACCATATATTTGTGGAAAACAAACAATATATAAAATGAGAAACGGGCCTGTAAGGGAGACAACGAGAGAGCGGCACGATGAGATATTCGAGTATTACAAGGAGATCATCAACGGCTATGGCCCTTTGGTGAAAGGGCTGTCAAAGGAATTTCTCTATGAGGAGGTGGCCAACAAATTCCATTACTCCGTGGACAAGGTAAGGCGGATCATCAGCAGGAAGTTGAAAAATGACAGGGGCAGAGCGAAACAATATTAAAGAGGAGAACAGGAAGAGGTTGGAGGCGATGTACGCCCCCTATGACCCTGTTTCGGGGGTCGGCTCTCCTTTGGAAAGAGTTGACGTGAACTTTACTTACAACGGCTTTGACTATTCTTTCAAGGCCCCCCTGACGATGTACGATGAAAACAAGTTCGTTCTGGACGCTCTCAACGAAACGGGAACATTGGAGAAGTGCATGGAGATCGTTGACCCCGAAGGAACGACAGACCCATCGGATTTTTTCGAGGCCCTCATAGAGAACAGGTTTAAGCATGATTTTGAGTTCTGGGCGTACCAGAACGCCAAGATACAGGAGAAGAAAACCAAGTCCATTATCAGGTTCCTGCTCAACAGGCCACAGCGCAAGACCTTGATGAGCCTTGAGAAACAAAGGTTGGCGGGAATACCTATAAGAACCATAATACTCAAGGCGAGGCAATGGGGCGGAAGTACCTTTACCCAGATATACATGGCGTGGCTCCAATTGTTGCACTACGAGAACTGGCACTCCCTTATAGTTACCGATGTGGAGAACCAAGCGCGGACCATCAGGGGCATGTACACGAGGCTGCTGAACAGGTACCCAAAAAGGTTGGGGGAATATTCCTTGACGCCATTCGAGGGAAGCACCAAGAACAGGATAATAAAGGAGAGGGGTTGCGTTATTTCGATAGGTTCGGCGCAAAAGCCCGAATCATTGCGCTCCAATGACGTTTCTATGGCTCACCTTTCGGAGGTGGCGTTCTGGCAGACAACTCCCCAAAAGTCGGCGGAAGACCTCTTGCAGACGATACGCCCCTCCATACCGAGCGCGCCCGGAACATTGATAGTGATGGAATCCACGGCCAAAGGCGTGGGTTCTCTCTTCCATAACGAATGGTTGAGCGCGAAAGCGGGAGAATCCGGCTATGACCCCGTGTTCGTGGCGTGGCACGAGATAGAGATGTACCAAAAGGATATCGAGCCGGAAGAACTTGACAAGTTTATAGATACTGTGTTCAACGACCCATATCTTGCTTTTTTATGGAAAGAGGGGGCCACACTTGAGGGGATAAACTGGTACAGGTGGTACAAGGCATCGGAAAACTGGTCTGACTGGCGTATGCAGTCTGAATACCCTTCCACCGATCTGGAGGCGTTCGCCAGTACCAACCAAAGGGTGTTCGCCCCGGAATATGTCAAGAACCTTCGCAAGACATGCAGGAAGCCGGAACTGACAGGGGAGATAAGATCGGACGCCCAAAAGGGCAAAGAGGCGTTCAACAATATTTCGTTTGTACGGGATTCAAAGGGGAACCTATTGATATGGGCGTTGCCCGATACCTCTACCAACGGCAGCAACCGTTACGTTGTTTCGGTGGATATAGGAGGCAGGACGCCTAAAGCGGACTATTCCATAATAAAGGTTATCGATAGGTATTGGATGGAAGAGGGGGGCTATCCCGAGACGGTGGCCACGTGGAGAGGACATTTAGATCAGGATTTGATCGCTTGGAAGGCGGCCATAATAGCCAAATATTACAACGACGCCCTACTTGTCGTCGAATCGAACTCCCTCGACAAGGACACTACCGATGGAGACCACTTCCTGACGGTGCTTGACGAGATAGTACCTTTTTATGAAAATGTTTACGCCCGCAACGACCCCGAAAAGATAAGACAGGGGTTGCCTCTGAAATACGGGTGGATGACCACACAAGCCAACAAAAGCATGGCCATAAACACCCTCAACGCTTGCGCCCGGGAAGAATCGTTCGTGGAAAGAGATTCCCGTGTTTGCGATGAGATGGACACATACGAGATAAAGCCCAACGGCTCATTGGGAGCGGTTGAAGGCTGCCACGATGACCTCGTTATGGCAACGGCCATAGGGCTGTGGATTTGTGTGAGCTACCTTGACCCGTTCACGACAAAGACAACGAGACAGGCGAGGAGAAAGATAATAGTCTCCGAAGCCACGATATAAACTTAACACATTATAGGCTATGGGAATATTTACGGACATAAAAAAGAGGATAGAGATAGACTGGATTGAATGGAAGAACTATAAGATTTCATTGTGGAACGTCAAAAGGGACAGGAGGCTCATCGAAAGGGCCATAAAAAGGGCGCGGATAAAGAACGCCTCCGATGGCAAGACTTACTACGTCCTCAGGGACGTTACGGGAGGGATAAACGAATTTAACTCCTCTGACGTGCGATATTGGACGAGGGTAGGGATGTTGCCCAAGATGGACATAAACAAGCGGCTAACGGAAGCGTTGGCCATTGTAACCTCAAGTTCCATCACGAGGAACACCTACACAAAAGCGCAGAACAAAAAAGAAGAGAAAACAACCATAAAACTTTAACGCTATGCAAAAATATTACGCTCAGGGGACGGTGGAGTCTAATCCGGTAGTGACCAATATGCCCAACGGCAAGAAGATGGCCAAGTTCCAACTTATATGCGAGGAGAGTTATTATTCGAGGGACGGGTTGAAGACCATAACGGACATAGTTCCCGTAGTCCTATGGGGCAGGAAGGCCGACGCTGGGGCCATCAACATCAAGAAGGGCGATAATTTGCTCGTCGTGGGAAAGATCAAGACGGTGATGATGAAGCAAGGAGATTTTTCTTTCCCGTTGACGGAGGTACACGCCGACTCTTTTGATTTTATAAAGCCGAGAAGGGGAGGGGATAATCGGGCGGAATACGATGAAGAGGAAGAATCGTTGCCAAGCTCCAATTCTTACGACTATACGCCGAGTTCAATTGAATTTGAAGATTTGTAAAACACAAGGCCATGAAAACAGAGACCAACATAAACAGGGCCATAGAGGTACTTAAAATGTACCCCACCGAACAGGAGTACGCCGATACACACAACGGCGAAACGGAATACTACAAGTCTTGTAAAGACCTTTTGGAGAAGGATTACATAGACAGTTACTACCACAACAAAGAGGGTTATATGGCTATCATGAAGATTCTGCTCTTCGTTGCCATAGTGTTTTGTCTCGCTTTTGTCGGGCTGATATTGATATTTTGAGATATGAAGAGTTACGATGTTTATATAGGGATAGACCCCGGAACCAACACAGGGGTAGCGGCATGGAACCCATTTTTTGATGATCTCACGTTACAAACCATGAAAGTTCATAAGGCAATGGAATATGTTTCAGAGATAGCGAAAGAAATACCCAACAGGAAATGTTTGGTGCGCTTCGAGGACGCTCGGCAGAGAAAGTGGTTCGGGGAAGCAGGCAGGGAACAGTTGCAGGGGGCGGGGAGCATAAAGAGGGACTGCGCCATCTGGGAGGACTTTTTAAGGGATTCCGGAATTGACTTCGAGATGGTACCTCCCAAGAACATACACACAAAGATATCCGCCGACTACTTCAAGAAGTTGACGGGGTACGAAGGAAGGACAAGCAAGCACAGCAGGGACGC